CCCACCACATTACGAAGGAGTTGCGTACCTTCATCTATCTCTGTGGTTTCCTCTGGTTCCGGCGCAGCAGATTTGGCAGCAATTTCGCCTTTGAGCGTTTTAAGCTCATTGTGGACTTTGTAGTAGGCCTTCTCAAAGTCTTGCTGTTTTTTGGAATCCTTTTCCTCCTGTGATATCTCTGGAGTGGCTTCGGATTCCTTCTCCTCTGCACTGGTTTCTTTTTCCTCCGGTTGCGGCTGTTGACCGGTTGGAGTTTCCTTCTCCAAGTTTTGAGCCTCGGCAGAATCGTCTGTCATAATTGTCTCCTTTCTAATACCCCTTTGTTGGACGGGAGGGCTACACCCGTGAAAGGCGATTGTCCTTTTAAAGGACTAATTTTTCCCTTATCAGGCCTTTAAAATTTTTACTCTGTCAATAATCGAAGCGATCAAACTTCGGATAGCTTTTAACTCTGCTTGGATTCTTACGACTTCGCTCATCTCTTTAGCATCAACTAGCAAAGCATTTAAATCGTTAGCTCGTTGCATAAGCTCGGGCTCAATGATCGTTGTCCAGGCAGGCATCTCAATCCATTCTTTGATAGCTAATGCTTCAGTTTTCTGCTTCTTAACTTGTTCTTTAACTTTATTGTCCACTTTTTGCTCCTTGGGCTACGATATTTCTTAAATTCTGCATCGAAGCCATTAAATTATTTCTTTTTTCTAGTGGCAATGCCGCAACTTCGGGTCGGTTGGCCATCATTGCCATTTCTTGAAGTTTATCTGCCGCTTGCGCAATCAATTCCGGTTTTTCTTTCATCAAAGATTCGTAATCAAGATCAGCAGCATCGAAGATTTGTTTATCCAAATTCTCCTGTTTCAAACTTTGATTCTCGGCATATAACTCTTTGATATTTATTAACTTATCCAATCTTACAGTCTTGGATTCAGCGATAGTTGACAAAGATTGAACCCGATAAACCAATTCACCTTTAATATCTTGTGGATTAATGATAGTATTTTTAAATTCTCCTTCTTTATCGGCGATTGCGATCGCTTTTTTGCGATCAAAAAGAGTTTCATCTTGAAAACAGCTAATAGTTAAATCGCCAACCATTTCAACCGCTTCATCAATTAAAGTGGCATTGGGTTTAAATCGCAGTTTAGTGTTCTCGTTGGCGATCGCAGCCCCACCATAGGTATTACCACCTTTTATATCAGTTTCGTTTGAAACCAGCATCACATCATTTACTCCTAATCGGTTCTGCATCATTGTCTTTATATTTAATTGCTGGTTATCAATCGATCCCGACAAATCAGGCAAAACAAAAGGTTTAACTTGGCCAATTTTATTAACCAACCAAGGTATGCAATTTTCAAATACCAAAGTAGACAAATCTATACCACTATTCTTTTCAACTTCTATAGGCGGATAATTGCGCCTAATATAATTAACAACCTTCATATTCTGAAGAGTATTCAATTCCTGATTCAAACTATAAATCTTTTCCATCGCCGATATCCCATAAAAGAAATGGGGATTTTTATCGTAATAAAGCGGTACATAAGGAGGCTGACCGTGCTTATATGGATTTGTATAAAGTCCATTAATGGGTTTGTTAATGATCTTTTCACGATTGGCAATAACTACATAAATTGGTACATCCGGCCCATCAACTTCAAGCGCCCTTTTCTCAAAACATTCCACCACCTCAAAAAGATCATCGGTTTTGTCATTTTCTTTTTGGTCAGCTATTTTTGTAAATCCCAGCGCTCTAAGTTTATCGTTTCGGTAATCAGAATCTTTTAAAGACGATTTCTTTAAGGCATTAATGGCTCTTTTATCCCAACCCATTTCGATCATTTGGGATTTAGTCATCTCTGATTTATGGTATAACCCCCAACGATCGTCCATCTCTAATTTGTTGGGATGAACAACAATATCATCAGGGTTAATTACTTCAAACGTGGGATGATCAGTCTTTTTATCAGCATACTTCCAAGGAACTTTAAGCCAAGCTGTATCATTCCATAAAGTATCTTTCTGCCACATTAGAAACTTATACTTCCATTTATTTACATCGCAAGTATAGGCAATAAGTTCTTTCATCAAGTCGGCAGCTTTTCGATCTCTTTCGGGATTTCTAGCTTCAACATTGCCAAATGGCATTCGAGCGGTTAAAAGAGCCCAAGCCATCTCGACAAGTGTCGCGCCATAAGGAATATGCGAGTTCGCTTCGGATTTATACTTTTTAGTTGGTTTCAATCCCAAGTACATTTTGAAATACTTTAATCGTTTACTAAAAATCGGCTTGGCGAAAGCCAAAGCCGCTTCATATTCAGAAACAATTATCTTTTTTAGTTCGTCTTTTGAATAAAGATCTGCCATAAAAAAGTCCCCTTATCTCACATACTTGTATGACAAGAGGACTTATCCAAATACCTATTTTTATTATACAAACTATTTTGAAAATTTGTCAAGCATTTAATCTATCTTCGCTACCCCAAAATTATTGGTTATAGCAAGTTTTGATCCGCAATTCCAGCAATAACCGATAAATATATCGTCCTTCAAAAAATAATGGCTTAAAATCGCTCTCTTGGCAAGAATTGAGTTACATTCACAGCAAAATATTGGCAAATCAGGTTGCTCGCAAATTTCAATAGATTTTCTAATAAATTTCTTCATTTCTCCTTTGATTAAGAATTTGTTGCACTTGGAAATTTAATTGATTGGTTTCAGGTTGTTTGCATATTTGATAAAGTTGCCAAGCGATTGCCAAAGCCATCACATTATCATCGTGAGCGCCTACTTCCGCCTGGGCTTTTTCGCTCATCGTGGTTTTGGCAATGATAAAAGAAAATAATTCATCTATTGTAGTTTGATCATAGATTTTAATCAGCCGTTTATCAATCGCTTCCTTTAAGTCGGAAAGCATTTTGGGACGGGAAGCAGTATTAGTATCCCAACCCAGTTTAGTTGGATCAGACGGATCAATTTGGCCATAAACCGGCATTTGAAAAATTGTAAAGTCATTATTGCGATTTAGAGAAGATAAACGATCCATTTCAAATAATCCACCGTTTGCCCGCTCATAAGCAATAACTGGCTGGACGCCAGTAACTTTATTTATCTTTACCAATACCGGAAAAATAATATTAGTCATTTCAGTCGCAATAACTGGCGATTGATACACCAAAGGTACATCTAAATAGGTTTTAGAAAGAAACTGTGCCGTGCAATAATCGGATAATCCAGCAGAAGTGTCGCAACCGACTACAAAGAATTCATTAGATTTTAGTGGACGAAACTGTTTAAACATAAATCAAATTATCTTTCATAGGTTCTTTAATATTGGTTAAATAAACTTTTAATTGATCGGTATCAAAAAAGCAACTGCCGGTAGTAATAAACGCTTCTTCGGCCGACTCTGGATATTCTTGAGGATATAATCTACCAGTTTCTTGTTTTTTAATTTTTAATTGTTCGGGGGTATAAAACTTCGATGCAGGATAAAATAAGGGCTTAAAATTTGTTTCAGAGCGTTTTGTTTTGTCCCAAAAGCTCTTAAAGGTGTTAAAACCATTTGCAGTGGTCTCAATCACGCAATAACCGTCTAAGACCAATGCCTGTAAAGCAGATGCTAAGATTTGTTCTATGTTTGGATAAAAGGCAGCTTCCGACAAATGTAAGTTATTTATGGTTCGGGAGCGAAGCGCATCTCTATTCTCGGCAGTACCGATTATGTATTTGGAGTTCATTACCGCATTATCCAATTCATATTTGGAGTTGTATTTCAAAGGTATCTTAACTTTGTTGATCTGTTCATAAGAAGCAAGGTAAAACTTTACTCTTTCCAAAAGTCCTTGAGCGTTTTCGGTTTTATCTGCTACCACAACCGAATAAGAGTTTTCTTTTAGAAGAAAATCGGTGGCGAATAAAGCTAAAATCAATGAAGAAAAACCTTGCTTTCTGGCTTTCAAAATAATATCTTTTTTGGTTCGGTCTCTTAAATAACTCGCCTGAATATCGTTTAGGATAAATGGCACAACTTCTTGATCTTTATTCACAATTTTAAAATTTTCTTCAATAAACTTTTGATATTTAATACTATCTCCTTCCTATTGATATTTATCCCGTTGTTCTTCAATATGCTGATGGAAATGCAAGCCGCCTTCAATAGATGGATTTTCTAAATCAAGTAAATTGCCCAATTTATCGTGATAAGGTTTACGAGTTTTATGATCGGCTTCTCTTTCGCCCGTAAAATCGTTCCACTTATCCGCTTGTACTCCATCTTTCAATTGAGTAAAATATAGTTCTCTATCTAAACCATACGCCCGCATAATTGCTTCTTTATTAACTTTTGCTAACTGACGACAACCTAAAACACTACACGAATGTTCGTCTACATTTGGATGCAATTCTTTATAAGCCTTAGTTGCATTTAAACCATTTTTAAGCCACGCCAAATAAAATAAAACTAAATCGAGATCTCCTTCAAAAATCTTTTCAAGTTGTTTAACATTTGGTTTAGTTAAATCCTTAACTTTTGGAATCTTTGTTATTGTTTTTGTCATCTTCTATCTCCAAATCTCCTTTCACAATCTCTATTTCTTTTTCATAAATTGCCTTTTGATCTAATAAAGTTTGAACTTGAGTTTCTATGTTTGCAAGATTTTCTCGAATAGTTTTTTCCATTTTTGGGTTAACATTCGCAAGCCCCATTTGTTTCCAAACTTTTTGTTCAATTTCCGCCAAATAAAGAGCCATTTCTATCTGTTGGATTTGGATATTAAAATGGTTCTGCGCAGTCTTTGCTAATTCGTTTCTAGTAAGTGTCATTTATTACTCCTTTTTAAGGTTTTGGTAAGCTATTGCTATTTTGTCCAGCCTCTTTTGCGGCGTATCTCCAACTATCCAATAATAAATTATGGCAAAAATTCCGAAAAGTAATCCTCCAGCAATACCCAATAACTTATTTCTTCCTCTATTTTCTGCCATAACATAGCAGATAATAGTAAATGCTATCCAAACTATTATTAGTGAAGGTGAATCCATTTTACTCCTTTTTTAAACACGCGATTATACTTATTCCCCCAGCCACTACATCAAAATCCTCGACCACCATATTATTGTCAAAAGCTATCTTGAAAATATCCCAGCAGTTAAAAATAAAGTTATGTTCTGGTGTTGGGTTGTAGTGTTTATTCGGTACGGAAAAGATAAAATATCCGCCTTTGGCAACTTTAGTGATAAGTTGAGTAATTACTACATTTGGATCAAGAAGATGCTCTAAAGTTTCGCCGCAAAAAACTATATCCATACTATCGGCAGAAAACGGCACATTTTTATTCAAATCTGCAACCATATATTTATGGTGTGGTGGCGCGTATTCAGTTACTTCCTGAATTGCCCAATTTGAAATATCTACCCCAAATACTGCTAGACGAGGATGTTTGTAATACAACCAGCGCAAAAGTTCTCCCTCTCCGCAGCCAAAATCCGCAAATCTTGGATAAGTATTATTATGACCGACATACCATTTCTTGATATTTCGATCAATAAAGTCCAATCTTTCGTTATCCAATCTTTGTTTATCGGTAGCAAACTCTTTCTCAAATACTTCATTCCAATAAGATTCATCATTTATATCATCCGCATTTACTCTAATCATCGATTCTCCTTTTTTAAATAATATTTAATAGTTTTTTCCAAACCTTCTCTTAAAGAAGTTTTATGTTTCCAACCTAATTTATGCAATTTGGTAAGATCAAGCAGTTTTCTTGGCATTCCATCAGGTTTGGTTTTATCCCACACAATTTTGCCTTTATAGCCAAAAATCTCTACCAAGATTTCCACCAATTTTTTTATACTTACTTCTTCGCCAGTACCGATATTTACAAATTCGCTTTTATTGTAGTTCTCCATCAAATATACACAGGCGTCGGTCATATCGTGAACATACATAAATTCTCTTTTGGCCGTACCGGATCCCCAAATCACCATATCTTTATTGGTGCGCATTGAATCAGCAAATCTGCTAATAAGCGAAGGTATGATATGGGCGTTTTCATCTTGAAAGTGATCATTTTCTCCGTATAAATTGGTAGGCATAACTGAAATAAAATTAGTTCCGTATTGCTTATTGAACGCCTGACACATTTTTATTCCAGCTATTTTGGCGATTGCGTAGTATTCATTGGTTGGTTCTGGTAAACCAGTCAATAAATATTCTTCTTTCATCGGTTGCGGACAGTTTCTTGGATAAATGCAACTTGAACCTAAAAATAAGAGTTTTTTGATCTTTAAAGCGTGGCATAAACCAATAACGTTGCCTTCAATCATTAAATTATTCCAAATAAATTCGGCCGGTTTTTCTATATTGGCTTTGATTCCACCGACTTTGGCCGCGCACAAGAATACATATTCAGGTTTAAATCTGGTAAATAGCTTCCAAACATTCCAAGTATTAATCAAATTTAATCTGTATTTATCTACAAACACATTTTTATAATCTTTTAAAGATTCAATCATACTTGAACCCACAAGTCCTCTATGGCCCAAAACTAAAATTCTACTATCTTTGTTCATAATCTTCTTTTAATTGTTTGAATCTACAACTCCAATTATGCTTGGTTAAAACTAACTTTCTGGCTTTTCTGGTCATTTCCTCATACCATTCTGATGGATTTTGTAAAGTTTCTTTTACTTTTCTAATACAATCATTAATATCTTCAAAGTAAATACAAGTATCAGGTGGAAAATGCTCTTCAATATCAGGAAATCGCCTCATTAGCATTGGTGTTCCCGAAGCCAAGCACCACAAATTGCGTTCTGACCAATACCCAGCCACATCATTAAAATTATTTATGCAGATCACAATTTTGGCTGACGAATACCAGTTACCTTGCTCTTTAACCGGACAAGCGCCAAAACCTCTAACTGAACTTGGCCAACCAATACCAAGTACTCCAAAATTTGGGAAATGTTCAGTCAGCACTCTGCATAAATCCAATCTTTCTTGGCTTTGAGGAAATCCCACATAATTATTGCCGATAAAAACAATTTTTGGAGAATTCGATAATGGGATTTGTTTTGTTGGAATCACTTCAACCGGATCAACCGCAATCGGCATATATTTCACTTTTCCGCAAACCTTTTCATATATCGGAATTTGACCTTTTGAAGCGATATAAGTCAAATCAAAATATTCTTTGCGCTGATAAAATTCTCTTGGCACAACTTCTCGAATATCTCCAGTAAATTGAGTCATAAATTTAACCCGAGCTTGTAAATCTTTTAAAATATCCAAACTCAAATTATTTTGTTGCAACTGCATCCAGGATAAATCAAATTCTCCCTTAGGAAGTTCAGAATCGTGCAGGTAATCCCATTCAACAACATTCTCTTTACCAAATACTTCGTGCATTCCTCGTCTTTGACCAATTTGTTCTGAACCGAAAACATTAAGTGGAGCAAATAGAATTTTCATATTTTTAATTTTTCCCACGCTTTTTTATCTTCTTTTATTATACGCATCGATCTTGGATTACTCATAATACTTAAAGATCCGTAATGATAAGCGGTTAATTCGGCTTGCATAATTTTCCAACCTAAATTTCGGAGTTTTGTAAATATATATTCATCACCAAACCATAGTTTTAATTGTTTAGGAATTGGATAAACCATTTTTATCGCTTCTCTTGGAAAAATAGTACAGGCCCCTGCTACTCCCCCTTTTAATTCATAAGGTTTGTTAAGCCACTCCAACTTTTCCACATAACTTGGTACAAAAACTTCTTTTGGATTTGTTGGAATTTTATTCTGCCAATCTCTACCCATAATTACATCTGAACTGCCTAAAGCCAGATAATCCCAATCACCTTGTAGAAAATACTCCATAGCTTGATTCCAAGCGCCATTACAATAGTTATTTTTCTTGTTTATAATGTGCGGATAATCTTGGGCTAAATATGCCAACTTAGGATTGTTAATAACAAAAAATTTATCGCAATTAAGCGATTCTATTGCTGGTTTTATTACTTCGGGATTGCTATAAATTGGAAATGAAGTTAATATCTTACTCAATTAAATCCTTTCTAAAAAATTTATGTTTTTTTAAAACTTCCGGCAATTTAGTTTTGTCAAACGGTTCGCAGTTCCACATCGGAGGAATATAGCAAACCGGATGAACATCTTCTTGTGCATTATTTAACCAACGCTTTTTAAACCAATCCGGCCGCCATTCTCTTTTATGGCCGTGAACTTGCATTTTATAAATAATGTATTTGGTGGGTTGCGCATAACCAAAATGGAGAATCGTATATTTTCTTTTACCATCATCTAAAATTTTTAGTCCTTCTCCACCCTTCAGGTTGGTAAGTCGCTGGGGATATGAACCATCTCGGCAAACTCTGCTAAATGATCGCCAAAAGTGGACAAAAGGAAGTGTAAAATTCTTACAGTTAGTTTTTTCTGCTTGGTTTATATAATGCTTAATTGATCCTTCAGGATAAATCTCATCAGCGTCAAACCTTACCAACCAATCATATCCTTCGGTATATTGATTAATAGCGTCGCAATGTTCCCCTTCAGTTTCCCAACTGCCCTCAACCCAATCGCATTTATATTTATCGGCGATTGCCTTCAGCTCCTCTCTTGTATCAGGACATCTCATTTGCGTCTGCCAACCTTGCGAGGGCTTTAAAACGTAAAGAATAACTATCTTGTCAACTTGCGGTCTGATCGCCTCTAAGGCGGTCTCAAAGTATGGCAATCCGTAATGTAGAATACAAAAAGAAATTATTTTAATATTGCCTCCTTAAATTTTTCAATTACAAAATTTTGTTCTTCACCGCTAAGTGCATCGTGGCAGGGCAAAGTCAATAATCGCTTCCAAACTTTATCACAAACTGGTAAAGGTCTTTTTACGGCTTTTTTCCAATAAGTCATTTCTGAAAGTGGCTTAAAATGAACTGATGTAGTAATGCCTTGCTCAGCTAAACGATCACTTATTTTATCTCTATTATTGCATTTAAGCGTATAATATTGGCAAGTTTCTGACCAAACAGGAATTTCCACATTCAGCAAATCTCTAAAGGCTTTAGTGTATTTTGTTTGAATTTCCATTCGTTTATATAAAATTTCATCTAATCGTTTCAAGTTTCCTAAAGCAATCACAGCCGAAATATCGTTCATATAACTTTTAATTCCACCGTGCTTTATATCATAATCCCAAGAGTATTTTTTCTTTCCACAACGTTGATAAGTGGATTTTTCTACTCCAAGCCAATACATATTCTTTAATTTCTGGGCGATTTTTTTATTGTTGGTGGTAATCATTCCGCCATCTCCGCAAGGTACGGTTTTAACCGCCTGAAAACTCCAGACCGCAATATCTCCGCCTTTTCCCGCTCCTTTTGTGTAAAGTGCGTGGGCGGCGTCTTCAATGATAAGTCCTTTAAATTTCTTTCTTAAACCTTTGAAATCTGCTAATCTGCCGTGAGAATCTACGGCAATAATCACGTTAGTTTTAGGGGTAATCACTAAAGAATCGGGATCAAGACATAAAGTGTCTTTATCTATATCGCCAAAGGTTACATCCATTCCGTTCCACTCGCCCACAATAGCGTCAGATACAAAAGTCATTGGGGTTGTGATAAGTTCGCCACCAGTAATATCGTAGACTTTTAAGCACATATCAAGAGCGGAAGTACAAGAATTTGTAGCTACTGCATATTTAGCACCGACTTTTTTAGCAAACTCTTCTTCAAGTTCTGCGGTTTTAGGGCCCAAGCCCCACCATCCACTATCTATTACTTTTAATAGCTCAAATTTTATTTCTGCGGTTGCTGTCGGTTTCAAAACATTTATTTTCATTCCAATCCTTTCTTAAACCTAATCCAACGACTCAAGTCCAAGCTTGTATCGTAGGGCGATTTAGTTAATTTATTGTCTAATCTTGAAATTGGTTCAACTTCTCGTGATTGTCGGGCTAAATCATAAATACTTTTTCTTGGCGTGCCGACATTCATAATTCTTGGCAAATCGTCAAAATGCTCAATGGCTATTTTTACTTCTTTGGCGATCACATCCACATAATCTGCGGTAGTAAATTGATCCACAAAAGCTTTTGGATATGGAAATGGTCGGGGTTTCAACGACAATCTTATAATCTTGCTTTTATCGTTTAATACCATTTCACCGATTAACTTAGTTAAAGCGTAGTAGTTTGCGGGGTTTGGCGTGTCCTCTTCGGCATAATTGCCTCTCTCGCCATCAAACACGTGTTCGGTTGAGATATATAGTATGGGAATTCCAAGTTGAGCCAAATTTCTTGTGCCATTAACATTGATATTCCAGCAAATATCTTTTTCTGTTTCAGCTTTTATAACATTTGTATAGGCGGCGGCGGCGACAATTAAATCAATATCACTATGGGTATCAAAATAAAATCTTACATTGTCCCGATCGGTTATATCAAGTTCCGACCTTTTGGGAGTGAAATAACTGCCTATTTTAACTAATTCCCTGCCTAATTTTCCTGATGATCCTGTTAATAAATTCGTTAAAATCATATTGCCCTTTCTACACATTTTTTAAATGTATAAGTTTCGGTAAATAACTTGAAATTTTCTTCGGCTAATTCTTTATAATCCTTTCCCGTAAAATCCTTCAACTTCACTACTTTATAAGGATAAGGATTACATTCTTCAATCACTATCGGCAGTTTTCTGCAAGCATATAAAGTCATTCTTTGGGGAGATAAAGCTGGAACTGGATTTTGGTGTAGGCATAACCCCCATTCTGAAGAAGCAATAGATTTGTCTCGGGTTTCACCCCAACCAATCGGTGCCATAGTATATCCTCGTGCTTCAAGTTCTTTGACTTGACCTAATCTCTTGCCGTACAGATAGGATAAATGGCAAAAAGCCCATTGTTTTATTGGGTCTGGGTCTTTATATAATCTTTTATCGCCACCCAAAACTACAAACTTCTTTTTGTCAGGAACTAAAGAATAAAAGTATTTGCAGGACAACCACATTTCGTCCATATAATCAGGACATTTTTCTTCCACCTGTCCTGGAATCTCTATATTCCACAAAATATATTTGGCTTTATGCGGTCTCTCACAACACGCTTTTACATTACCGTTGTCGGGAATAAAAATATAAGTATTGTTTGAATCCGGTTCAACTTTATCCAATTCGCAACTTTCAAAATTCCAATCAATTAACTGATTGATTATATCGTAAGAAGGATAAAATTCGTTCTGATCGTTTCTAACTTTTACGAATATAGGGTTTTGCATAATCCATAGTTATTAATTTTTCACTGCCCCAATCTTTACTTTGATTTGCGACAGGAGTCAAATAGGTTTTTTGGTTATAAATTCTGTCCCGATTTATTGCCGCGCCCTTATTCCAAAAAGCCCCTTCCCTATCCTGTTTAATATTTTTTTTCTTTTCAAAGTTATGATTCAAGTGAATCCCGACCACACAGCTTGAAAGTCCTGTAATACCTTGCCAAGCTCTTCTACCAGCAAACAACTCTCCTCTGACAAAATGTCGCCCTCGTCTTCTAAAATCATCATCTTCGCCATAAACTCCTCTTAAAAATTCTTCATCTACTCCACCCATCTTTAAAGCGGATTCAGTAGGAATAAACTCGGCTGCGATCCAATAATATTCTTCTGCTTGATAATTCGATTGATATTCAACTCCCATCTGTTCTGCCATTTTTAATTGTTCTTCAAATGGCAAGTTTTTCCAATCTCTTGCCATTTCCAAGAATCTGGGTGTAGATAAATAATGTTCGCCAAATACTTGCTGCCAACCAGATTTAGAAAGGTTATAGCCATTTTGAAAATTAAAAGGGCTGTGGATAATTTCCGGCTGACTAATGCAAATAATTTCTCCCTTTGCCTGTTTAATGCCAAGATTGATAGATAGGGCGGGAGTATGAAACCAAAATTCTGATAAGTTAAATTTTTTAATGAACTCCTGATTATTTTCTTGCATTTCTTTCCAGATAGGATGCTGGGTATGATCAAATTGAATATGTCGAATATTCATATTGTATTTTTCATATACCCTGCTCAAATCTTCGGTTGAATTATCATCTATAATCAAAACTTCAAAATCTTCTTTTGACATAGTTTGTTTGGCGATCGAAGCCAAACCGAAGTCTAAAAGATTACTGCGGTTAAAGATCGAGATGATACAAGAAAGTTTAATTTTTTCTCCCAGCTTCATACATTTCTTTTATTAATTGCTTAAAACCAGTCTTAGGTTTCCAACTTAACTTATCAAGCGCTTTTGTAGAATCGCCGCATAACATATCAACTTCTGCGGGTCTAAAATATCTTTTATCAATTTTGACATATTCTTTCCAATCTAAATTTGCCAACTTAAAAGCTTCGTCTAAAAATTCTTTAACACTATGATTTTCACCCGTAGCGATCACATAATCATCAGCCATATCTTGTTGCAACATCAACCACATCGCCTCAACATAATCCTTAGCCGATCCCCAATCTCGTTTAGCATCTAAGTTGCCCAAGTATAGATATTTTTGTTTGCCCTGCTTGATCTTTATAACTGCTTCGATGATTTTTTTAGTAACAAAGGTTGAACCTCTGCGTGGCGATTCATGATTAAAAAGTATTCCATTACAAGCAAATATTTCATACGCTTCACGATAATTTTTAGTGATCCAATAAGCGAAGACTTTGGATGCGCCATAAGGACTGCGGGGATAAAATGGCGTATTTTCATTTTGAGGCGCTGGGCTTTTGCCAAACATTTCACTTGACGATGCTTGGTAAAATCTTATTTTAGGATTGATGTCTTTTATGGCTTCTAAGATTCTTAAAGTTCCCAAAGCGTTTACATCGCAAGTATATTCAGGTATGTCAAAACTTACTCTTACGTGGCTTTGAGCCGCCAGATTATAAATTTCGTCTGGTTTTACTTTAGCGATTACATTTCTTATACTGCTTGAATCAGACAAATCCCCAAAATGTAAAAAAAACTTTGTTTCTTCGTGAGGATCTTTATAAAGTCCGTCTATTCTACCTGTGTTAAATGAACTTGAACGTCTGATAACCCCGTGAACTTCATAATTTTTAGATAATAAAAAATCACTTAAATAACTGCCATCTTGGCCAGTAACTCCAAAAATTAAAGCTCGATGTGATTGCATTTTGGATCCTCGATTATTTTAATTTTAAATTTGTCCTTAACTTTGAACCAGAAATCGATCTCTTCGCCCTTATTATCTTGTTGATATTTACCAAATTTCTTAATCACTAATTTACCATTTAAAATATCTTTTTCAGCATAACCAAATCGGTCGTCAAAAAAGGGCTTGCCGATTTGACTAAATATTGAAGCCCTAAATAATACACAACCCATTCCTGAATAAGCGATAGTTCTGTCCGGATTTTTCGTTACATTACTTCCGCCCTTATCTTTATTGGGTGCATCCACAATTACAATATCGTAGGTCTGGATTTCCTGAAACATTTTTGACAAAGCCAAAATTGGAATAGTTTGATCTGTATCAATCATCAAAATATATTCCGCTTTGAGTTGCAGCGCTCTTTCAATTTCTTGATTTCTAGCTTCGGCCCTTGTGCCTAATTCTTTACGAGGAATCGTAATTGCCAAGTAATTCATTGTAATTTTTTAATTATATCCCTTAGATAACCTACATTCATTTTACAAACTGTTCTTCGTTTTTCGTATAAATCATCCGCCCATTTTTGACCTTTTATTTTTACAATCATATTCAAGGTTTCGGGATCTTGGGACTGATGTATTTTACAATGACAACCAACACATACTGGAATTAAATTAGGTGGATAATATCTCAAAAAACTACTCTGATTTTTATGGATATAGTGATGCATACAATAAGTGGGTCTTCCACAAGTTAAACACCTTGAATTTAATATTACATATTTAATCTGCAATAATTTATCAGCTTTATTTCTTAAAGTCTTGAATTGGTTTCTTTTCATTTCTTATAATCGTTCCATCTGGTTTTATTTGATCTTCTTTACCGATATTATAATCTTTCATTATTTTATCGTTTAGTTTTTGGGCTTTTTGTTCCAGTTCTTTTATCTTTGCCACATTCATCTGGATTTTTAATTGAAGATTCTCCATTTCCAGTATTTCTTCTCTGCTTATTTTTAATAACTTACTCTTGTCCATCTAATTCCTTTCTTTAATTAAAATTCATCTTCTAAATCGGGTTTATTTAAATCCTCAATGAACGATTCTTTGTGTTCTTCAATTATTTTCAAAATCTTTTTTGTTAGTCCAATAGAACCATAAGGCATATCTTCGGCTACCCAATCTTTAATCCAATAATTGATTTCTTTTTTTAGTTTTTTAAATTTATAGTCAGTTATCTTGTTCATATCTTTTAGGGCAATTTTTGTTGTTTTCAGCCCCAACCCAGAAGTATTAAACTTACGCTCTTTGTGTAGCAGGCAAGATTCCCCACCTTGCTCCCAATGGTTTGACTTTATTTCCACGACTTAAAGATGTCGTCTCTTCTAACCCGTTTTAGATAGGTACATACCAACTTACCAAGCATCTAACTGCTTCTGCTACACAAAAGGAATAAATTATTAACTAAGTGCTGGGAGCAAACATACTTGCGGTTATTATCCTTCTAAGTTATTTGCGGTTAAGAATGAACTTAACATTTGCGGTGTGCACCCCATTCCCAGCATTTAATCAATAAAATTGTTAAATTTTAAATGTGTCATAAATGTATCACTAAATGTATCATCTATCTGTTAAAAGTAGGGAGCAACCCACCTACGATTGCTACTTGTTAGCTAATCGCTTGTAGTTGATGGGTTGCTCCGTGAAGGTAGGAGGGAGGCAAGCTCCCAGTTGGTGGGACTACCCACCTGTCTTGCGTCTAAGACGATGCCTAAAACGGAAAGCCCGTCTGCTCTTCTTCCGACTCGTCCTCTTCGTCAAAAGAGACAAAGAGAACAGCATCGCATTCAGGATTGGTGCATTGAAACAGAATTGCCTCGTTGGTGATTTCCAAAAATCTTGCCTTATGGTGGCAGGACGGACAAATTATGGTTATCTTTTGGTTAGGCATAACCTCGCCTCCTAAGAGATGCTGATGGCTTGGAAGTATGAGATTTAGTGGCAAGGAGGGTCAATCCACCTGTTACATACTTCCAAATCATCAACGGGGAACGAAACCAAATTGTTTATTTAATTCCGTTCCCCACAAATTGTTTAAATCAATCCGATTTTTTTTGCCCCTACCCAAGGTCGCCAAGAACCTGATCGGTTATAAATGATTCTTGCACAATGCATATTGGTTTCAGAATCAAATAATTGTTCTTTTGATACCTGAAAGAAATGCCCCCAAGTTGGATAATTAATTTGCATCAAGCCAAAATCGGAAGTTCTTGAAACAGAATACTGATTGCCACCACTTTCCGCCTGCATTACCCTAAGGCAATTATTTACTTGTTCTGGAAAATATTTGGCACATAGTGATCGCCACTTCTCCACACCCGCCCTTAAAGTAATTTGCCCTTTGGATCGTTCCACAACCAATTTTAAGGCGTTTTCACTCTCAAGGCGTAGCTTTGAGTCGTGGTTGGATTCCCCGACCGCAATCTCTTTGGTCTGTTCGTATTCAAGGTTCACTAAGTTGTAAGGTTCATTCTTTAAAGATTGTCCCTTTTCGTCCCAGCTAATTGTTATCCAGTATTCTTTTTGAAATTCTTTTGAGTGGCTGAACGACAAACCATAAAACAGAAAAATCAGAATTCCAGAAAGTAAAGTCGCTCTTAGAAGCAAATTTTTAATATAACCTCGCTTATTAGTTATTAAAAAACATCATATTAACCCGTATTATTTAGGTCTTTATGATGTTATATAATATCTCATAAGCGACTCCTTTGATTTATACTTTTATTTAAAACTATTTTAGAAAAAAGTCAACCAAAAACTGATCCAAAACACTAACCAACCGATAAACAAAACCAAAGCGATCCAAAACCACAACCATACTTGGCGGCGTAAAACTTTCACTTGGCTTTCATGATAGGCGTTCAAAGATTTATAGTGCGGTCGCTTTTTCTTGGTAAAGTCAACGCCTACGATCCCATCTTTTCTAATCACTTTTTCCATCTTCTCCTTTCATTAGCTTTTAATTTATTTTTCATTCTTTTAGGGGTTTTGATTTTAATAATAGGAGTTTTTTGCCCATTTCTTCTTAAATCCATAGAACATACACTACATATTTCTGCTTCTTTATATTCTCGGAAATCTGTCCCAATAAATTTCCCACATATTTTACATTTAAATTGATATTTCGTAGTATTCATCTTTTTTACTTTTCATATAGATATTTCTTTATGTTTGATTTGATTTTATCTCGGCATAAATTAAATCCTTTGGTAAGTTTTTTATCATAACTCCAAGCACCTCCTCCATCCTTAAAAATAGTTGTATTCCCAACATAATCTTTTTCAGGAATCACACTATCCATAGCTTGTTTGATTTCTTGGACAATCTGTTTATCAAGTTGTTCCATATCAATAACTCCAGTAAAAGACCAGATATGTTGTTCTTTATTTAATTTATGTGCAGATATACCATACTGAAACATTATTTCTCTTATTCTCTCAAGGGCTTTGGTTATATTATTGTTCATAAAAGTTATTTAATTAACATTCCATTCTTAAATTTTCTACCACACTTACCACACTTAACGCAGATTTCGCCATAACTTTCTTCTAAGTTTTTACAATTATCCGATACTTCATAATCAACAAATACTGCGGTTTTTATTTGCTTTTTCAAAAACTCTTTCTTCTCTTTACTCTTGGTTATGTTATTCATCTTGTTTCTCAATTAATAGTTCTAAGTTCCAACTATCTGGTTTTTTGATTCCAACTATTTTAATTTTATTTTTCTTACATCTTTCAAAAAATTTAAAAAGGTCATTGCGAACAAAAACACCAGATTCTGCCTCACCTTTAAATTTATCAAGCCAAAATATTTCTTCTTTCATCTCACTCCTTCCTTTAATTATTCTACTAATTTATAAGTTGCTCTGTCTATTTCTATAGTGGTGGGATTCTTGGATTCCTTAGTGTTCTTCTTAATCTCCAACTCACCATCTAAACAAATTGGTTCTTGATGGACTTTTCGCTTAGCTTTTGTGGATAAACATTTAATAGAATTATATACACAACAAAAGGCGTAATATAAAATGTCCCCAGCGTTAATGTCCCGAGCGTTAATGTTCCAAGCGTTAATGTTCCCAGCGTTAATGTCCCCAGCGTCAATGTCCAAAGCGTTAATGTCCCGAGCGTTAATGTCCCAAGCGTTAATGTCCCAAGCGTCAATGTCCAAAGCGTTAATGTTCCCAGCGATTTTTAATGATGCTTCTATAGAAATTGAACATTCAAACTTAACATCTTCATCTACCACTAAAACATTATCCTTGATATCTTTCTCAACCTCGCTTTGTGATTTATAAACTTTCATTCTATTCCCCTTTGTTAATTATTTCTTCTTTTATACGGACTTCTTTTGCCCTTGTGGGATTCAGCCATCTTTTTTCTGGTTGCTTCGGTGTGCTTATAACCTTTAGGTCTGCCTGTTGGTTTTTTCATATAGCTTCTTTAATTAACTTAAAATTTTCTATTGGGTAAATACGGATCCCGTTTTTAGTGTCAAAATGCTTACCTTGTTCTAATTTGTCTAAGTATTGCATATAAATGTTTTTTGTGCCTTTTTGAAATACAATTAAGATCGTCCGTAAGCCCCGGTCAGCTTTAATTTGATTCCTAAGGTATAACTGCGTCTTATCCAATCCAGTGCCTAAGAATGGCGGTGGTGCAAACAATTCGCGCTCTTTGACCTCGAAGATCGCCCATTTGCCCTCTTTTCGGCCTACCCAGTCTAATTGCTGGACTTCAAAACCCATTCTTTTAAGCAACAGTCTAGCTTTCTGTTCAGTTGGATTCATATGTTTTTATTACTTCACAAATACTATCTCCCCAACTAGACCATCCCTTGGTTTTCTGTCGGGCGAACAATTCAATCCGGGGGAGATCGCCCATTAATTTAACGATCTTATCTCTTACGATATCCGGCTTTTTTGAATGTTCTTGTACCGGCTCATAGATGATCTGGGATACTGAAGCGTCCTGTCTTTCAATCGTTCCCCGTTTGGCCAAGACGCAGATTTCAGCATTTG